TCACTGTAGCGCTTTTCTACAGTAGTTAAGAGCTCCTCTAGCTTGTTGCAATAGCTCTCGACATTCCGCTCCCAGTTCGAGACATCGAACTGTGTCTCTAGCCTGAGCGGTTTTGGTTCGCTTTTCAAGACTGGCGATTCTGTCGCGCATCCGGTCACTGTCAGCACGAGCAGCAGATTCAGAGACACGCAACTCAGCCAGCGCCAATGATTGCTCTTTCTGTTTAGTTTCATATCGTTGAATCGTTTCTGTTAGTTCTCGCACCTGAGCCTGAGCATTTTTGAGTTGCTCAGAATCGTGGCCCTGCGACAGTCCAAAAAAATAAGCGCCGATGACCACAAGGACACCAGCGCCTAGTTTCAAAAGATAGAACGGGTTCACATTAGATCAAGCTCCGATTGTCTGCGCCTGGTCAGCGCGTCATTAGGCACACGGTTCACGCGATTGAAATCAAGGAACTCAATCCTCATTTTTTCCATGTTGCCCGCGTTGAAGTGTCTGAGCATTCTGGATCGGATGACGGCAGGAGCACCGACATTGAAAGCCAATGAAATCAAGGCGACAAATTGCCCTTGAGTGACCGGTACATGGATGTGAGGCCCCAATTCCTCAGCGATGTTCTGGATGTCATCAAGCAGGATCCGGTTTGCCGTTTTCAGGTCAATGACCTGGCCTGGATGGACGCCTCCGGTGTGGCCATATCCAAAGGTCCACACGCCTCCAATGTCGCGATATGCTCGAAGTCTCAGCCCTTCCTTCTCTTTCAAGAATGGTGCAGCAGTTGTAGGATTCCACTGCGAGAAGTTCAATTTTTCATCATTCATTGGTTTTTTCCTCTAGTCCGACCTTATGCTTAAATTTTTGTTCTTCTTGTGTTTTGACAACATCAAGCATTTGTCTGATGTGTCTAGGAATAATCGAGCCCAAACCACCACGCTCTAGGTTCTCAAGAATTGAGATCAGCTCATTGAGAGATAAAGCTCCACAGGCGCCTGTACCGATCCAGGGTTCCTGGAAAATTTGATCTATCCCATGGAAGCCGATAGCGACGAGCAGAATCACGAGTTTTCTAAAAACGCCGATCAAACCGACACGGCTGGATAGTGTTCCGGTTCTGGCTGCTGCCAGCATTCCCGTGAGGTAGTCAAAAACAACAAAACCAAACAGCCAGTAAAAAAATGATTGATGTTCTCCCATGATTGTTGAGACCAATCCAGTGAAAAAACCGGCTATCGCTAGTAAAGCGTTTTTGATGATTCCAGGCTCAAAGTTCCCCAGGCGCTCTAATAATGAATTCCACATGACTGCACCTGGCAGAAAAATTATTCACGAACAATCTTGACTTTCGGCTCTGTGGGCCATTCCACAGATTCAGGAAATCCCTCCTGCTCAGGCAGATCACGCAGTTCCTGGCGGTAGGCCTTGACCTTCGCCAGATCCTCAGCGGAAATCGGATAATCACCTGAAACAAGGTAATCCGTCTTGTTCAGCAAGTAATCGCGCTGTGCTCGGACTTCTGCTGCTTTGCGTTCCTTCAGTTCCTCCGGTGTCGGTTCAGGGATTTTTTCTACTGTCGTGGCGATCTTGTTTCCATCCTTATCGTTGACGGCAACTTCTCGATAATGCTCAGGATCAGCTTGGACAAACGATGTCAGCAGAGCTCTGAGAATGTTGTGGTGCATTGTTCGAGACTGATGAGGAATCTGGACACCAACAAAATCTGCTGCGCTAGCAGGATAGGGAACGGCGTCCCAATCAGAATTTACATCCGTGGCGTCTTTGATCTTGTAGAAAACTTTCGGCGTGAGCGAAGGTTTTACGGTCGTGACACGGGCGGGCATCAGCCATTGTTTTGGATTTTTGGGGTTAATTTGAGCGATGTGTGTATCTGCGAAAAATCCATCCTCATCGTATGAGTAAACCGTTTTCACAGAATCCTCAACTTTTTTCTCATTAGGTGCTGTCATGCTGAACTCCAAAATTATCAAGGCTTTGAGGCCAAAAGAGAGGCGCTATCAAGTGACCGATTCCGATGGATTAGCGCTCCGAATCCAAAAGTCGGGTGTTAAATCATGGGTGCTCAGAGTTTTTCAAAACGGACGAATTGTTGACATAACTCTGGGGCACTGGCCTGAGCTGTCTCTAATGCAAGCAAGGGCAACAGCCAGGCGGAAGAAGAAAGAACTCGAACTCGAACCGAGCGGTTCATACACCGTCCGAGATGCGTTCAAGTTTTGGTGTTCTAAGAAAAGGGGCAGAATCATCAGCTATCGAGATGAAAAGCTGAGACTAGAAAAATACGTAATCTCTAAGATCGGCAGCAGACAGCTTGACACCATCACACCGCCAATTTTGATCAAGCTGATGGAACCAATCGAACAGGCGGGCAAACAGTCAACTGTCAAACGTCTGCTAATGCGCACCAGGGAGATTTTTGACATGTCTGTTAATGCAGGTTACCTGCCATCCAACCCGCTAGCGAAAATCACAAAGGTGTTTGCAGTACCTACTGTGAAACACATGGCATCGGTTGACTGGAAGGAGTTGCCGATTGTTATCTCACAGATCGAAGCGCTGGCACCGCCAAAATACAAAAACCTGTTTTACTTCTCCCTAGCAACTCTGCTGAGACCTGGCGAGGTGGTCTCAATCCGCCTCGACTGGATCAACGAGGAGGCGATCACGATTCCAGCCGAATTCATGAAAATGAAGCGGGTTCACAGAATACCGTTGACACCCTATTTGATCGCGCTCATTCAGGAGGCAAAGACGATCAGGAAAAACAAGCGCTCTCCCTACCTATTCCCAGGGACACGACCAAACAAGCACATATCCGGTCAAGCACTCGCCAAGTGGTTGCACAGTCAGGACGAATTCAAAAACCGCCTTGTTGCACATGGCCTGAGATCTATCGGTCGCACCTGGTTCGCTGATAACGATGTCCCGCTAGAAGTCGCTGAGGCGTGTTTAGCGCACGTAACCGGATCGCAGGTGGTCAGAGCCTACCAACGAGGCGATTATTTTGCATCCAGGTCAAAAATCCTTCTGGGCTGGCACGCATATATTCAAACCTGTGCTCGTTGTGCTCATGTTTTGAGCAAGAACCCTGATAAATCGGAGATTCCAGCCTGAAAACCTACATTTTTTGCTGTGTGCCAGGCACAGCACTAAAACCGCGCTCCGCCCATGCTGGCTGGGGCGCCATGAGCACCGAAGAAAATTCCCGAATATCAAGAGTTCACTTGGTGGCATTGTTAACAGTGTTAACGGGGCTGACCTGGGCGCATTAACCCTTCAACGTGTTAACTCTTTGAGTATTACAGCGGTTGCAGGAGGTTCCGGCTCTGGTACTTTGTTATTGAATCCGGCTCTCGTTTCTACTCTTTACCAAGACGGCCTGAACGAGGTCAGAGTAAACGCCTTATTTGGATTGAATCTTATCAAAGCGTTCTAACCGAATATCAGCTTCAAGTTTGAGAACATTCAAGACAGAACCGCGATTCAACGTTTTGATGGCGCGCTTCATGGTGAGCAAGTTGTCACTCAAAATCTCGCCATGAAAGATCCGTCTGTTTGGTTTGACTTGCCGTTGATTAACCGGTTTAACGCCTCTTATGCAAGTGCTCTATATCAAGACGGGTTATCTGAAGTTAGGGTTAATGCTTTGTTTGGTTTAAATCTCATACGAGCGTATTAGATACATTCCGAATAGCGCATTTACTCTGACCTCTGTCAAATTGTCCTGATACAGAGAAGAGGTTGCCGAGGCGTTTAGAACCACATCGGCAGGATTAGTTTCTGTAGCAAGTTGTCTACTGACCATTTGCATTACGGAATTAAACCTGTACGACAAGGAACCCTCGCCTCTAGCTACTTCTGCGAATGACGGCAGGTATGCAACCATACCTCGAATATTCGGTTAGAAAGCTTTGATCAGATTCAATCCTCTAAGCGCATCAACTCTAACAGTTGAAACAGAATTCGAATAAATAGGATTTTTACGACCTAAGTCAAATTCGATATGTACTCCTTGAAACGTCCTCGCATTTTCATCAACTCGAATTCCCGATAATTTATTCATATGCGTTTGCAGGAATGCTCCTGAACTATCTGCCACAGTGTTTGTCATAACGAAATCGTGAGGAATTGACGTTGTGATATTCGGAGACTATCCGAATATTCGAGGTAATTGGACATATGTAAATGCGTACAACATCGAAGCTACAGCCTCTGGTGCTGCCAGCTTTGCTAACATGCAAGCCAACTTGATTTCTGCAACTACCGAAGGCACTTCTCCTTCGGGGCTTGTTGTAACGGCAAGCGAAGCAAATGCTGTCTACTCTGATTCGATTGATACAGTTCAGCCTGCTGGACTGTACGGCCTTTACTTAGTGCGAGCGTATCAGGCATAAGAATCGGATAGAGGCAGGTTGGTTTGTCGTTGATGCCCCATAAATCGGATTTGATCCTGAAGCATCAATGTTAATGACTCCTCCAGCTGTTCCCGGTTCTCGCACAATAGAGAATGTCCATCGAGAACAGGCGCTAAGAGCACCACCGGAAGCAGTCGCAAGGTCGTAGTACCCTGCAATATTTGAATAACCGAGAATATTCGGTAACCCAGCAGCAATATAGCTGCCGACTTCAGAAAGCGTTGTGGTTCCTTCGAGGAACCGATGATGTGTGTCAGGAAGAGTGAAATGTGCTGAATCAACGCTGCCACACTTAGTCCCCAGGATTTCGAAAAGTTCTGGATACTCAGTCCTGAGCAGGCTTGCACCGTTGCACAACAGGTAACCATCAGGGATAGTCGTGCCAAGATAGAACACAACGGTGCCGATGGGCACAATGGCTTTGCCGAGGTTCTTCATGGCACTGAGCAACTGATCTGTTTTGGTCTGATCAATCGTGAGGTCGTTGCCCTGAATCGCACAACCGAGCGTCTGAGATACCCAGTGAAACCATGCTGCACCTGGCAGTGTAGGTGCAATTCCTTTGGACGGGTCGCCATTTGTCGGATAACCGGAAGAAACCAAGTCCGAAAGATTAGGGACGGTTTGGATTGCGTTGGCGGTCCATTTCATTGCATAAGTCGTGCTCATTTTTTAAGCTCCCTCGTATTCAAAAATTGCTGTGACGTGCGCTGGGACTAGCTCGCGCATAAGACATTCAAAAAGACGGTCTCCCCAGACGGCTAATGGCTGATCTGCTGTCCAGGTGACGTTGAAAAGTTTTTGAGCTGAGTTTTCTTTGACTTTGATGGCCATCGCATAGGCCGTATTCCAATCGAGCCCATACAGTCCTTTGTTCACTCGGTCTTTGACGGTGAAAGCCTCGAATGTTTCGATGGTTGCCTCGTAGCCAAGGCTTTCTGCAACGTCCACAAAAAATCGAGCGGTTAAAGAACGGCTCGATGTGATTTTTGTGAATAGCTCTCGTCGCTTTTCCTCTAAGGTTGGATCGGCAAGAGCTGCCAAGCAGGGTGACGGTATTCCCCAATCCGTGAACCAGTTTTCCAACAGGTTGAATGAAGTTCTCGGATCAGATTCTTCGATCACGTGATCGGCCTGAGCGTCCACACGTGCGAACTCTGCTGCAATCGCATGAAGAATGCTGTCCAGCAAACTACCTGGTGTTCGTTGCCAAATTGGGCCTCTAGGCAGTAGGCGTGATAACGCCTGGTCGTAGTCATTAACTGAGTACATAACTGCCTCATACGTAAGTAATTGTTCCAGGAACTAGGATTTCACCTGTGCCAGCAGGGACATCATCGGTCGGAGAAACGATTCGATAAGAAACGATTTCCTCAACACTTCCGACTGCTCGATCTAGCGAAGTGAGAAGGACTTTTGTTGCCGGTTCTGCCTCGGTCTGAATAATCTGTTTCACAGCGCTCGCCACTTTCGTCCGAATTTCGGCGTTGTCTGGCGTGATGTCGAGTGTCATGTCCAGTTTTTTTGCTACAGGTGCGACAACGGTCAGAATCGTGGTCACAGGCATCAGCGTTTCAATGTGAGCTTTGACGCGCTCGACCATCACGGATGTAGGGATTCCGTTATCGGTCAGGCCATCAGTCATGAATCTGACAGTGACATGACCTGGCCCCAATTCCAGCGGATAGCACCATGCGCGGGTTACGCCTGAAACCTCTTTCGCCCATGCAACATAATCGGTTTTTGTCCCAGCTTTCGGCGGGTTCTGCATTCTGAACAGCAGACGTTCTCGGAGGCTTTCATCGCCTTCGATGTCTGTACCGCCAGAGACCTCACCGGAGGTGGCCTCAGATTCGATGCCTGCGATTGGAGAGACAAGCGTCAAAACTGTGCCCGCCTCAAGGTTTCCGCTGGATCCAGGATTGACCGCTTGGATGGAGGCAACAAGGCTGGAATCGGTCTCTGTCGTAGTCTCGAAAATGACCTCATCAGCAGTTTGGAGAGTTGTGCCCACAGGAACAGAACCGGAACCGCTGAATGTCACTGTTCCCTGAGCATTGGTAGCCTGTTTTCTATAGATTCCATACTCAGATGCACGGCGCTCTAAATATTTGCCCTCAGCAGAAGTCGCAAAAATCTGTTTAGAGACAAACTCGATGTACCCATACAGCGAATGAACTGCTGAGGCACACACGAGGGACATCACATTGATGAGAGAACGGCGCGGAACTCGTTGACCATAACGGCTCTCAGCATCAGAGCGAACACGATCAATAATCTCTGTTAGGGTCGGTCTATTGAATGGCATTTACTAAACTCCAAAGATCCTGAAAACGAGCCTCGACACTGCGCTTGTCACCTGGCTGAACGATGTCAATCGTCATGTTCAGTCGCCCATCGTCCCGCCACGCCTCGACATTGATTTGAACGGCGAGGGCGTCATCAATCATCCATTGCAGACTTTCTTCCGCGTAGGCTTGCGCCAGTGCGACGGTTTCGCGGGTCAGTTTTTCGCGCTGTAATAACCACAAACGGGAACCGATTTGGTCCCCGCTTATGCTTGAAAATGTGTCTCCCCACCAGCCCTGTCGGTACGGGATTTGCACCCCGTCATCATCGTTTGATCGGCGCCAGGAGAAGAGACTTATAAGAACAGCCTGAACAAGCGGATCAGGCTGATACTCTGTGATGTCAACTTTTTGTCCGTTGATAAGACATTCCATGATGCCTCCTATTTATCTGGCTCCGGTCCACCGCTGTGTTTGTGATGTTCAAGCGAAACACCGCCAGCAGTGACATCGCCTGTCGTAGTGAGAGAACCATCCACAGATGCGCCACTTCCGCCAGAGATCTGTAATCCACCTTTTCCGGTTATCAGCCCATCAACTGTCAACGGTCCGTGAATGTTTGTTTGTGGTGCCGTGATGTCCACGGCTCCAGCGCTGGTGAGCGTGGTAGTTCCGCCAACTTCCGCAACAAGTTTTTTAGGTGTCGAGATGAGAAGCTGATCACGCATGAAATACACCTGCTGGCCCTGATCGTCATAGATCGCGACTTCACCAGCTTTCATATTTGTGATGCGATAGCGTCTATCTGCAACACAGAACACAATGCCGTTTGAGCGGTTTCCATCAAAGAACAAGGCAAACGCTTCCGGTTTCCCGTCTGCCAGTGGTTCAGAAGTGAATCCGTATGGCTCAACGTGCTCCAACTGGTCTCTGACCTCACCGGCAAGAAACTCACATTGAAGCTCTCGCATCTTTTTGGTGGCATAGGACAAGCGCACAAAACCGCGTGCAATCATGTCCTGAATCTGAGCGAATACGTTTCTCATTTACCTTTGACATCAGCCCACTCATCAGCTTTTGGCGCTGATGCTGAACCTGATGCTCCTGATGTTTGTTGTTTGTATCCAGCCCGCTGATATGCGTCCTGGCTGATCGTTTCAATCTCTGTTATCGAACCGCTTTGGTTGAGATTTAGAACTATTTTGTTGATGAGGAATTGCCCGCTTATTTGAAGGATCGGATCCTCTAGTTCAACAATGGAATTCGGACGCCATAGCGCGCCATTGCTTTGGCGCCAGCCTTGCACATTGTGCTGTGAGCGCATCATGTCAGCATGTCGGAAGTTCTTTTCAAACTCAGCACGACTTTCGTTCAAAGAGTTGGAGCTCTGTCCTGTATCTTTAATGACAAGGAGCCGATAACGCCCAATTCGGTTGTCATACGCGATCCCTTTATCTTGAGAAACCTGTTTTCCAAATTCGAGGTCTGAGCCCTTATGCTGGCCCAGGACTGCATACACGCTGAAAATCTTCGATGCGTCCCAGTTAGAAGAACCGGTAAGAATGTTTTGTCCTACCTTCAATTTGTCAAAACACTTGCCAGCGCTTCCAACTTCAACAATGACCAGGTTCCCAAACTCATCATCCGTCACAACGAGGTTGTCTTTGGTAAGTAATCGGTTGATTGATTCAACAACTTTTTCACCTGGATTCACGGTGAAATTCGTGTGTTTTGAGGCAAGTGTTGTTTCACAGTGCACCGAGATTCCGAAAGGTTCGCAGAGATCAGCGATGATTTTTTCAACTGTCTGGTTGTGCCAGGACAGATTAGCCCGCTTGGAGGCTTTGATCGGTTTTGCCTTAGGCGTGCTCGGAGATTTCCCTTTAACATCTGCCCATTCATCGGTGCTCTGAGCCTGTCCACCGCCAGAACTCTGCTGGGCGATAGCAGACCATGGCGAACAGCAATCCACCAGATCAACCGTCCGAGACTTTCCTTGAACTTGAACATTCACGCTCTGGGCGTCGTAACTGATCGGCGTGCTGGTGATGTATCCGGTGCAAACCTTCTCATCACCAACATACAATTCAACCAACTGCCCAGGTTTCAACCGAGTGAAAGACTTATTTCCTGGGAAATTGTCGGTTACTGACAGCACAAAAGCTCTGCAGATTTGGTCGATGCTCGTTTCCACTCTGGCGGATTTCCAGCCCTCGTAGATCTGACCGTCCACTCTCAGAGTGATTTTGTTTTTGTCAGTAGTAGTTTTCATTTGCTCAACAATTTCAAGTCATTAGGACAGAACGCAGAGTGTGCGATCTTGTTTCTGATCACAATCTCTTTCTCTCTGTTCGCATCGTTGTAGTAGTCGTAAGCAATAACAACTGAGGATTCATTCTGAGGAATGACCGCCTCAATTAGTCTGCTGAGGCCCTCAGCTTTTTGAGTGAGACTGATAAACACTGCGGATCGAGCCTCCAACAACTGGACAAAAATCTCATCCGTGGTCAGTGGGTTCCTGAGCTCGTTGTCGATGACGCTCAAAAGGTTGTCACGAGTGGCAACCAACTCATCAACAGAAACAGTGACATTGTTTTCAGTTGTCGCAGAAGTTTCGTTCTCTGCTGCCTGAATATCTGCCGTGTCCTGATCCGCGTCATCTGATCCGGTAATGTCAACACGAGAGCCGATGAGCGAAGCTGCACCCAATGCTTGTGAGAGAATCAGGCGCCTTGTCAGCGTCTCAACTGCGCTCGTGTCATTGAGTTGTAGCGATTCAATCGAACTCGTTACTGCATCCTCGTTCGCTCGCGCAGTCGTGAATTGGTTGAATGTCGGTGATTTGGTTGTGTTGGCGAGCTGATCGACAACTCCTGTCCAGCGATGTTTTGAGCCAGCATACTGAGACAATCCCAGAATGCCCTTGAGACTGGTCGCAAAATCGGCGGGCGCGCTGGTCAGCAGATAGGAGCCCGTCTGAGCCAGCTCGATCAGGTCTGAGGCAATTCCGAATGTTTTTGAAAACTCGGAGTTTGCAAGCTCAGTGAGCTGGTTGACCATCGAACCATCAACTACTCCCTGAACAAATTGATAGAGCGCTGTAGTTTTGAATTTGCTCGCAAAATCCTCGACAGCAGACAGCCCCAATTTATCCGCCAGGCCACGAATCTGAGAGATGGCATCAAACGAAAAAGCGGGAAACTCAAGATTCCCCGCTTCCACGAATGTCACTGATATTGAGACATAGCCAAGTTCTTCAGACGTGTAATCAATGCTGGACGCATCGAACACACTCACCGTTAAGTTCCCGTCCCAGGGATGGACAAACGTCCCAGGCCCAGGAGTGAGCAACACTTTCTCAAGGAGCTTCGCTTTCTCAACACAATCATTACCGCACAGAAAGGCGGTCATGCTGTAGCGTGTTGCTCCCTTTCCTAAATCTTCGAGATAGGGAACATCACGCTGTGGATATTCGTGCAACACCTGTCTGCGCAAAAATGATTTAGACACAGACAGGACATTGAAGCCGATACCTTTAAAGCTAGCAGCTCTTAATCTTTCAAAAAAGTAAGCCATTAGTGATCCATCCTGTCAGAAAGACCAACGGCACCTGCAACCTGGAGGCCGTTGGTGCCGGTGGCGTTTTTAATCTCTGCGGTAGCCCCATTCTTGGCTGTAACTTCGATGTTCATTGTCCCCTGAACCTTTTGTGTTCCTGCCACAGGAGCAGTGCTATACACTCCGCCAACGGGAGCAGGTGCAGGAGTAGGAGCGCGTTTCTTGTCATCGTCCGAGCCCCAGCCGAATTTGTTCTTAAGCCATCCGATGGCATCCTTAAAGGATTCGGGCAACATATCCGACAAGTCGAATTTGCCAAAAAAGTCGTGAAACTTTTTGCCAATATCGCCAAGGATGTTCTGCGCACCGGCTAGAAGATCAGGGCCGATTTTTTTAAAGCTGTCAGGTACAAGATTGAATGACGCATCAAACATCTTGAAGAAGCCATCGACGATCTTTGACATATCGCCATCGAAGAGACCGCTCCACAATGTTTTGATTCCGTCCACCCAGCCGGAGATGACCTTTTCAATGTTGCTGACAGCACTGGTGAAAATTCCCGTGATGCTGTTCCACAACTGAGTGAAAAATGGTCCAACCTTGTCCCAGTTCGAGATGATCAGCGCTGCGCCAAGAGCGATACCGGTAATCACCGCTCCGATAGGATTGGCAATAAACGCCATCCCTACAGATCTGATGATCGGAATCAATCCCCAGAACGATTGTCCGAGCGTGATCAAGGATCCGACAAACTGACCGATTGCAATGATCACCTTGCCTGCCATCAAAGCAGCGAGTGCTTTGAGAATCGTATCGAATCCGCCGATCTTGTCATACAGCTCCCCAATCGCATGGAAACAGTCCATCGCCTCATTAGCGAGTTTTTCAAAATCGACTTTTTTCAGGCTGTCAGCTAGTTTTGAAACTGCCTCTGAAAGACGGCCAGCGAACGCATCCTTGTTTTTTGCGAGGAACTCGGTTAGATCATCAATCAAGGGTCCGAGCACAGGCGCAAGTTTCGCGCTGATGGTGTTACCGAAAGAATCAAAAACAGAGCCAAGATCAGTGAATTTGTCACCAAGTGAAGCGGCTGCTTTGACATCGTCTTGAGACATGGTGAGGCCAAGATCATGGGCCCGCTTTTCCATGTCAGCCAAGCCCTTTGAGCCATCCTGCAACATCGGGATCAGCTTTTGACCAGCGTCGCCAAAAGCAGCAATCGCCATGCGAGCTCGCACTGTTGAATTCGTGTTCCGCTGGATAGCGTCAGCGAATTCAGGCAGGACATCGGCAGCAGTTCTCAAATTGCCTTTCGCATCACGGAGTGAAATTCCGAGCTTGTCGAACAATGATGCAAGCTCTTTATTTTTCCCCGCGGCTGCTTTGGCAATGTTTTCATTGAGTTTGCCTAGCGCCTGGTTCATATCCTCAGCGGAAGAACCGGACATTTTGGCTGCATATTGCAGGGATTGGAGCTTATCGACTCCGATGCCTAACCTCATGCTGGCTTTGTCGATTGCGTCCCCAGTGTCTAGGAATTTACTCATCATTTGCGACAATGAGAATCCGACAGCGGATGCAGCAGCGGTCAGAGGTAATGCGAGTTTCTTTGCAGCGCTCGTGACCTGATTAGTGACATTAGTCAGAGAGCGCCGAAAGAACAAAAACTGTTTATTTAGTTTTTTAAAGTTGTCAGATTCGAGAAGTTTTCTAAAACTTCCCCATTTGTCAGATAGCTTTTTGATTACGGGACTGAGCTGATCCCTAACAGCAAATATCGCTGTGAGCCTAAGGTCTTTTGCCATTCTGTGCCTCTTCCCGCTTTCTCAAGCGTCTGTACTGTTGATCAAATAGGAACGCATCCTCTAGCGTCATCTCAAGAATTTGGGTGGGAGGCATACGCCAAACCCACCCAATATCAAAAAACCAATCGGTTAATTCTTGAATTGATATGTTTAAGAGGCCGTTCTCTGTCCGAAAAAACCCGTGATCTCAGCGCAAATTTGCAGATAATCCTCTGCGCCAAGTTCATCCACCGTGCTCATCGGGATGCTGGCGCACTCAGATATGTACTTCGCACAGCGATCAGTCAGCATCTCAAATGAGCCGTCCTGATTAAAAGAAAAGGGGAGTCCGATTTGTTTAATCATCTTCCCCTTCGGGCTTTTCAGATGGAGCTCGGTCAGTTCAGTGTCACCGAATTTCACCGGCTCATTCAGTTTGATTAAATGCTCCATTTACCGGTTTCTCCTGCAAAATTGATCGTCGTATCGCTATCGTCACCACTGACTTCAATTGAATCGGTTACGAAAGCACCGCCCAATGTGTAAGTCCAGCCGTTCGCAAATTCTGCGACAACTGTCATGTCAACTCCTGTCTGCAACTTCTGAACAGGGAAATTCTTGTCAACAACGAATTGACCGCTGATGGTAGGAACAACTGGAATTTCTTTGTGACCACTGACACGACCATTCGCGATGATGGCCTCACGTGAGACATTAGAGGCAGTTGCGGTCATGGAGCCTTTTAGAAGTAAAACCTGCCCATCAATCTTGACATAGCAGGTGCCAGCAATTAACTCAGCCATTTTTTACGCCTCCTGATATTGAAGTCTGAACTGATTGAGAAGTGCAAAGATTCTGAGCTGATTGACGTAATCAGGCGGGAACAGAACATTGATTCGGTTCACATTGTCTGTATCACGTTCAACAACAAGGTAGCGCTCAAAGAGCGTGGCATTTTCGACAATGCCTTGATACTCGAGTTTGGCGTATGCCACTGTGAGCTCAGAGCGAATGATCTTAGGTGTAACAATCGCCTGTCCTGGACCGAAGTTCGTTCCGTCATTGGCAAGCTTATGTCTGCCGTATTTGGATGTGATCAGACCTTTCAGATAACGCAGAACGTATGCAGTTGTAAACAGAGTTTCACAATCGACATAGCTCAGATCCTGTTCACCGTATTTGTTCACTCGATAGTTCGTGACTTCACGCTCAATCTGAACAACACCTGCGACAGCAGTCAAAGTTGCCAGGCCGTTCTGCAATAAAGTATTGCGCTCAGTCAGCTGGAACATTTCACCGGTAGGCGCTCCGGTGATACCGATCAAGGAACCTGTCTGAGTAGGACGTGCCGGATCTGCATCAATGAACACCTTAGTGCGTGCCACTGCGCTGGCGATAGCTTCCACATCCCAGGAGCCAAAATTCGGCTCAAGGGCAAAAGTCGTCATGTGCTGATCGTTGCGAGTTTTTCCAAATGTCAGAAGGGTGTTGTAGTCACCGCGTTTTGCTGTGATTACATGACCATAAAGCATCTGGTAAGGAGACCATCTGCCGGAAGTATCGTTCATCAGGTCCTGGAAGTCATCGAGCACATCAGCACTGCAATAAGGATTGCCGATGTATTCATAAGCGTCACTGCCCATCGCCTTGAGAGCATCGCCAAGATCAGGATCAGTTGCACCACCGCTCATCGCGGTAATCTCGACACCCAGGCCAGGTACGTCCATTTCACCGCCAATGGCGCCTTTGACATTCTTACGAACAAGGATGTTGTTTCCGAGCGTTCCGCCGTTTCGTGCAGTAATTGTGACCACACCTGCTTCTGCCGTTGCAGTAACAGGCAGGTCACCTTTAGCTGTAATAGCAGAAGCCATAGAGGTAGCAACAGTATTTGCAGCGTCTTTGGCTGCTACACCGACGCGAACGAGGTCTGCACCGATGTACAGATATACCGTACCGGATTCAGAAGCGGTTCCGGTGATCGTCACGGTGGCGGATGCTTTTGTTGCAGTGCTCGCGTCTTCCAGCGGGATGCAGTACAGCGCACCGAGCACATCAGTGTTGCGGTATGCCTCAACCATTCGGGCCAGCATGGAACCACGGCCAAACAATGTCTTTGCCATAGCAGCGGAAGAAACTGCAACCGGTTTGCCCGCTGTCGCAGTACCGGAATCAAGCATTTGACCGAATAACAGAGCCACATTGCTGTTTCCAGGCGTAAATGCAGCAGAGTTATCAACCTCCGCATAAAAGAGCGGGACCATCAGGCCATTGCCGGATGGAATTGTATTGAAAGAGACAGGCATCTGTTACTCCTATTTACTTTGCTCTAACAAAATCTTTATCTTTTCGGACAAGCCATCCTGTTTAAGCTCAAGATCGTTTTCCTTGAATGCTGGATAGCTCTCATAAAGTGATTTTTGATACGTATCGCTGTAATCTAGTCGGTACATTGTTTTGAAGTCGAAGCGATAAGCCATCCGCTCTGGATCTAAGTAGATAACTTCTGCACCGTCATACGCGAGTTTTTCTAGGTGTTTAGGGTCAGGGCTCCAAAACAGAATCGCGTGGAAAAGCTCCCCGCGAATTTTGTCGATCTGCTCCAGGTCTCCCTGGCCACGCAGTTCCTCATTGTTCTGGTTAGCAACAAGGACGATCACTGCAAGTGAGACATCAACATTCTGTAGGTATTCACCGTTTAATGAATACTGTCCGCCTTGTTCATTCTCAAGAACAACATAAGCAGCCGGAAGATCAGGAGCCTCCACTTTGACAAGCGAATCAACCGCCCAGGCGCTAGCACCTGCGACACGTCCTTTAAAGCTAGGACATCGTTCTCTGATCGCCTGGATGTAGTCTGAAATTCTGATCATCATGATTTGATTCCCTCTACAAAAGCATCTTCCATGCGATCCTCAAAGCGCTTCCGGTATTCCTCTGCGACAACTTCGATGAAGTTCTCGCGAGGTTGAGCAACTTTGTTTCCCTTACGCTTTTTAGATTGCTGATTTGCTGAATCGGTGCGAGGGCCTCGATGTCCATAGACCACGAATGCCGGATAAAACTCTCTCATTCGTTTAGTCAGAGTAGGACGCACCCACACAGAGTGTCCACTGCGGGATACTGTGGCCTTGATTGAGCGCTGCATTTCACCTGACTGTTTGCCAGGCGGTTCTCCTGGACGTGATACAGCACGTTTGCTGATACGCTGGCGCGCTGCTTTCCTTACGTCCTTACCGACTTCACGTAATGCAGAGCGGATGACCTTTTTATCGAAGTCCCAGAAAGTGAATCCATCAGGCGTTCGTACTTCAAGAAAATCAGCGCTCATGATTGAACTACTCCTTCCTGCTGCACATCTATCACTGTGAAACGGTCCTTACCTGCAATATCGGAAACACGTTGCACGCGATACTTCAAGCCGTTGCAGACAATGCGGATTAGTTTAGTGAGGTCTTGCGGGCGTGTCTTACCTTCGATGCAACGAGTGAAAACACGGTGCGTGACAGTTGCCTCAATCTGCGAAGTGTTCCAAAAGATTTGAGCGCCTACCGGTTGGATGTCTCCCCAGACTGTGAATGTGCTGGTTGTGACATTCGAGAATCCCGCTTGATCGTTTGGCACCGACTTTCTCATCTCAAAGGTAACTCTGTGCCTCAAGTCTCCAACGTTTGGCAGGTTCATAGGTACTCCAGAACTCGGTCATAGATGATGAATCTGTCGAGCAGGTGATCGTAATGACGAATCTTTGAATCTTGGCCCTCAGTGATGCTCCTGCGCTCGTAGAGATCGGTCACATACAACTTGATCCATGTCTTAATGCTGTCTGGGACATCATCAATGCTCGTGCAGACTGCACGCGGATCGGTATCTTTGACGATCTCACGATCACAGACTTGTTCTGCAAACTCTGTCGCAGCCAGGCCATAGGATTGAATCAGTGCATCATCAGCATCATGCTCAACTCTGAGATGCTGTTTCAGCTCCTCGAGCGTCACCGCGATTTTCGTCATGATTCAGCTCCTCTTTCGGTTCATTTTTCTTCTTTCCAGGTTTCGGAACTTCTGCAAAACCCTCACGAATCAACATTTCAGCCGTGCCATCAGAAAGAACAACGATTGAGCCGGCTTCAAAACGTCCTACAACCGTTAAAACAGATTTTGTGATTTTTACTTTCATAAGAAAAAAGGGAGCGGTTTCCCGCTCCCAAACCATGACAATTCAGATTAGGTGCCAGGTTTTGTAGGCATAACCAAAGAACCACCAACCAATGCTTTCGGATGCTCGACAACCAGGGCGAGACGGCGTTCAGCACGAATCGTGAACAGATTCTTGATGAAGTCATTTTCGTTCTGGGAAGCGATGTCGATCACTGTGGACATACGGTCATAGATGGTGGCGGCCTGAGAGAAGTCACCAACAAGATATTTGCCTTCAGCCATCGAAGCAGAGGTCACAACGCGAACACCCCATGCGGTCATGTTCTCGAAGCTGATGGACGGGACGCCATACAGATACTGATTGTTGGAGCCTTTAAGTCCTTGCAGTTTTGCCCAGTCCATCGGGTTCAGCAAGATGGTGTTTGCTCTGTAGTTAGCAGCGTTCACCTTAGCGATAGACAAGCGCAACAGATCAAGCAGAGTGCCTGAATCACCGCCCAGGTCGGCGTAGGTGAAAGCCTGTGCAGTGTAGTTGCCAGTATTCATCAAACCGCTCAGGTTCGGAGATGTGCCGTTTCCATTGATGATCTGCTGTTCAACAACGAGGTTGACACCGTAAACCATGCGAGAATTGATGAATGCTGCAAGTGTTGCGGAATCGTCAATCAACTGACGGGTCACTTTCGAGAAGTGGGCGATAGTCTGAACGTTAGACTGCATCAGCTCAAACGTATCAGTTGATTGCGGTTTCTGTGCAGCTTCTGCGACGAATGCTGCATTGTTCGTGAACGTGCCTTCCTTGAGGTATTCCACCGTAGTCACGGAAGTAGGAAGGTGCGGAATCAGACCTTCAATGACAAGGCTCTGATCAGGTTCTGCGAGCACGCCAGGTCTGCGATCCTTCGGAGCCAGTGTGCCAATTGCGATCGGATCCTGTGCTGCTTTATCCTTGAACACGAATGCAGCAGAGCGGGCCTGTCCTTTTGCAAAAGCCTGATACGAATCAGACTTGACGAAAGAATCACCGACTGTTGACTGTTCTTTCGGAGCTTCAACTTTGATGCTCTTCTGCTGAAGTTCAAGAACCTGTTTATCAATCTGAGCTTGCTTTTCTTTCAGCTCGTTGATTTCAGTGTCGTGTTTTTCAGTGTTTGCCTTGTAGCCATCTACTTTTTCTTTCACGGATTCAAGGACCTTTTCAATTTCTTCCATGATTATTCCTTTACAAATAGGAGTTGAGACGCTTCAAAGCGTCTAATTCATGTTGTTTTTCCTGTTTTTCTGAATCTCTCAGATCATCAGCAAAAATCTGCTTGGCTCTGGAAACGATGGCCAGAGCCACACTTTTTGAAAATCCTGAATCCCTCAAGAGTTTCTCAAAATCTCGTACTGTTTTCATCTGTTCCACATCTTCAGATTTAACTTCAGATTTAACAGCAGTAATCTGTGCTTTTTGCTCACACGGGAATGTGCAGATTGAAATCTCACGTAGAGTGTCGATCTCTTTGTATATGTTGCCTGGCTCATCTTCCTTTTTCTCGTAGCCATCTTTGCTGCAAGAAAAACCGATAGACAGGCCAGTGACAACACCTGCTTTCATTGCTGCATACACATTTTTTGCTTTGGGAATGTCGAGAATCAACTGACCTTCCACTTTCAAACCGCGTGCATTCTGTTCAAGTTTGGTGTACTTCCCAATAGGAATGTCATAACTGTCATGATTAAAAAAAATCGGCAATGTGCCGATCTTTTCAAGTGCTTTTGTGAATGCTCCTGGAAGGATTGTGTCTCCCTCCAGGTCAACAGAGTTGAATTTGGTAGCGTAGCCGGAGAATGTGCCAGCTTCGCTCTGATCATCAAATTTCAATTCAACATCTGATAAATCCAGCTGTTTTGAAACTTCCATTTTGTTCTCCGATTTATTGCTTAATTGGATCTTCCGGCACCGACTGACTTTGTGATGCTTTTTGCTCACCGAGCTGATTGACAGGCCAGAGATTGCTCTGAGCTGTGAGCTGATCTGCTCCCTCTACCGGTGGCAGGTTTTCGAGTTTGCGCACCTCGTTGCGCGTCATAAAACCGTTTTGCAGCGCCTTGGAGTAGGAATCGTAACGGGACGATACCGAGGCTCTGAGCAGGGCAGACATCTTGAATTCCGCCACGTATTTCGCTCGTTCTGCTGCTGTAAAAACTCTCTGCATGATTGCCTGTTCGACTGAACAGCAGAGCGGATGGATCGTGCTTCGATAGAACGATTCAACAATCTGCTCAATCGAGGCGCCTGATGTGCCGGATGAAGAATTGATCAGCGCAGCAGGGACGCCAAACCAGCGTCCAATTTCCTCCACTCCAAACTGTCGAGTTTCGAGTAGCTGAGCATCTGCAGCAGACATTGCAACCTGTTGGTATTTCATATCAGCTGGCAGGAAATTGATCCAAGAATCGCCGTTGAAAGCTCCCAGCTCCCTGAATCTGTCACGCAGTTCAACCAACTGCTGTCCCTTAATAACTCTGTCAACCGTGACAATACCGGTCAACTGGTTACCGTTGCCATAAAGCGCTGAGGCGTTCTTCTGGGCGTTTTTCATTTCATTGGTCGTGGCCCTCATATAGTCGAAGGTGCTCAAACCAACCACGCCATTTCCCATCCCTTTCCAATGAAGAATTTGATCACTGGTGAAATATGTGTATTTCCCATCCTTGTTGTATTGGTAGATGACTTGTCCATCCAATACCGCGACTTCCATCTGACCAGAAGCCAGGGGAGTTAGCCCCATCAGCGCTCCCGTTCCATCTCTGTGAATTAAAGCGTAGGCGTTACCGGTCAGGAATCGGTTCATGCTCATGCACAGCCAAAAATCATGAGCTGTCATGATCTGATTCGGGTTGTGCAGCACTTGCCAGAGACGGGTGTCACGGGCGGGAATTTTGTCCCCGTTTCGTTTGACCTCGTAAATGACCAGAGGGAGCGTGGCCATCGTCTCGGAAAGTAAGTTGATACAGCTCCAAACCGCAGAAAGCTGCATTCCTGCCTCTGGCGGAATGTACGGTTCTTCCTTGTTCAGCGTAACTGAGGGAGTGCTTTCTTGGAGGCCAGAATAATCTGACAAACCTCCTCCCCAGAGACCTGAGAAAAATTGTCCAAAAAAGCTCTTGATCTTCATGTTACAAACTCAAAAATAGATTTGTGTCGGTCGCCTCTCTCTGGCCTGACTGAGCTCGATTGATAGCCATGATCAAAGCAACAACGCCATCGATTTTGTTTTCTGGGAACTCTTTGCGCGGGTAGATGTTATCTTTCGCGTCCGTGTGTGCGATCACGTTCGACATCATCCAGGTAAGCACAGGGCCTCCATCGTGATGAAGCGTTCTGTCATAGACTGCTGCCTGGAGTGATTTCATCGGGTCTGACATATTGAGCACCGTCTGGCGAACCTCAACCATCAGAACCCCTTCATCCTCAAGCTCTTTCGAGAGTTGCGCAGCTTGCCACGGGTCGAAGTCAACCTCCTGGACATCAAAGCGCGAACAATCCTCAAGGATCGAATCTTTGACAGCTCGGAAATCGGTAACTTCACCTTCCGAAACATTCAAAAGCTCCTGGCGCTCCCAGCCTGAATACTGTGAGTTTTTGGCATTCTCTACTGCTCTCCTGGGAAGCCAGAACGAGGGAAACACGTAGTAATGTGTTTTGCCGTCATCTTCGATTCTTGGAAACACAAGCACCTTTGCGCAGATGTCGATTTTGCTTGCCAAGTCAAGGCCGATGAAGCAGGGCTGACCTTCAAATTCATCCAGGCTCAAGTTGTGATCGGCGCATTCGTCCCACCGCCTCATGTCCATCCAGGCGCTGTCTGCATTCACCCAAACATTCAAGTGTTTCGTGAGAAAGTTGTTTGCAGCAGATGACATTGCCATCGCTTTGCGCTGTAGCGATCCCACAACTTCCGGTCTTACGCTGATATTCCAATTCGGATTTGCTTTCTCTAGCGCTTCCTCGGTTGTCCAGTCATCGTCTTTGTCGATTGAGTAGATGATGCCGAATTGAGTTTCATCCGACACTGCACCACTGAGGACTTTAGTGACCATGCTCCGAACCTCGTAGCAGATCCCTGTTTTATCGAATCCAGCGGTTGTAATAACCCACATCAGCGAATTCAGGCGCTTGCCTAGTGACGTTTCTACAACGTCATACACAGCGCGAGTTTTGTGCGCATGAAGCTCATCAATCACCGCCAGATGCGTGTTTAAGCCATCGAGTGTCGAGCCCTCTGCCGATTTCGGCTGGAACGTACTTCCTGCGCTCGGTAGATAGAGCGCATTAGCAAGAACCTCTAATCCGAATGCACTGCGCAGGTCTTTATTCATTTCGGCCATGCGTTTCGCATCACCAAAAACAATTTTTGCCTGGTCGCGAGTTGTAGCGAATGAGTAGATTTCTGCGCCTGGTTCCTTGTCTGCGCACAGACAGTACAGGGCCACACCGGAACTCAGACAGCTTTTGCCATTACCTCTTGGCACCTCGATATACACGCGCCTGAATCTGCGCCTACCGTCCTGCGTTTTCCAGCCGAAAACCGTGGTGAGGATGAAAACCTGCCACGGTTCGAGATGTATGCGCTGGCCCGCTAGGTTGCCCTTAACGTGCGTAAGGCACTCGATAAATTTGCAAACCCTGTTTGCAGCCGTCTCATCGAAGTGAAAACCTCTGAGGTTCTCTAAATCGTCAAGCTGTCTCTTAACCGCTTTCTTGACCCACTCGCAGGTCAGAATCCTGTCATAGATGACATCCAAGCAGTATTGATGTGCAATCTGTACATAATCTCTCTTAGTCATCTAAAAACGGATTCTCCGATTCTGTTTCATTCGGCTGTGCTCGTACTCGTGACCTTGAAATAGGCGTGAAACCTAGTTCACGTTCACAGGCGAGCATCAGTTTTTGAACATTGATCAGTGCTGAAAATGTTGGAGACAGTGAGCGAATCCCTGAGTTTGCAGAAGTCTGCTCAATGTCGCCAGCTTCAACGGCCTTCGACAGCTTCCGGTACAGCGCGTAATTCCTGCACCACTTCTCAAGAACTCCATGATCCAGAGCAGTGAGGAACCCTTCCGGCGCAACTTTCACCGCCATCATCCACGCATCCCGTGCATCAGCCGTGAGGCCAGGTGGCGGGAGCGGGTTCAGTTTCTCGTTGACGGTCCACTCGTGCGAATTTTGTCTGCATTTTTGGAGTGTCCCTTTAGCAGCCTTTTCCGCGTCTGATTTGCGTGGCCGTCCTGCCATAAAACCCTCCGAAACTCGCGCGCACGCGCGCGATCCTTTCATTGAAAATTTCGTTTTTGCACGATGTCTCACACAAAATTTCGTTTTTGCATTTTGCACGTGCAAAAAATCGAGTGGGGGCGCGGTCTATAAGCCTTAGAGCGCGAGATCTTACCCGCCCCTACCTCTTTTGTTACCGAAGCCTCCATCTTCTACCGCTGTCTTTCTGTCATGACAGCTTTTGCAAAGCGGTTGCCAGTTTGATTCATCCCAAAAGAGTTGTTTGTTTCCCTTGTGTGGAATGATGTGGTCAACAACTGTTGCCGGAGTAATGCGTCCCTGTCTCTCGCATTCTGCGCACAGCGGATGATCTGCGAGGAATGACAATCGAGCACGTCGCCAAGCAACACCGTAGCCTCTTTTGGCTGAGGAAACTCTGTTCCTGTCTTTGTAGCGATTTGCTTCTGTTTTGTGTTTAGAACAGTAGCGCTCGCCTTGGCTGACTAACTCTTTACAGCCTGGATAGTTGCAGAGATGTAATGGCATGGTGTTGGTGCTGGGAATGTCGCTCCCAGCTGGCGGTACTACTCAAATGAATTGAGCAACAAAAAACCGAGCTGATTGGGCTCGGTATTCTTTCCTTCCTTCGGGCACGCCAAAGGTCGCCAGAGGGCGAGGGTTATCACGAAGGACAGGGCTAAATTGTTAGTCTGATTATATATCAAAGATTTTCTAGTTGTAAATCTTTCTGTATCTGTTGCTCTGTATAGACACGTTCCTGGAATGCTCTGAGGTTGATTTCCTGCCAGGCGCGCTCAAAATCCCTTCTGATACCTGCCTTTCTTCTCAGTGTTCGATAGTCGTATTCAGTGCCAAACACAAAAACTTTGATGTTGTTTTTGACCATCATCCCGCCGATATTGTCAGGCATTCTTGACCATACGAGCTGGAGAAAGTCTGCATCTTTGTAATCAGGCGCTGGCTGTAGCGGTTCTCTGTTGCGCAGTTCTTCTGCTTCTCGCCAGTACTGTTCCTCATCTGTTTCCGGCAATCTGTCTGCATAGGCTCTCAGGTACTGGCAGATGACGAATGTCGGTGAGTGCCTCAGAATCCTCCGATCACCGTACACTCTGCGCCAGTTAGTGAGCCGTTCAAGAAAAGATTCATCGATCATTTAACCTCCTCGCGAATGAGCCGGAAAAATTCATCAATCGGCAGAATGGCGAGCCATTGTTTTCTGTCTGCTCTGCATACAACAATCGGACGTTCTGTTGTGTCACATCCTGCTGTTGCCTGCTCCATCCAGTCATAAATCCTGCTGATAGCGGCGCGCCTCTTCACTTCGAGTGAGTATGGGTTGAGCTTGATGTCGGCTCCTCCGTCACGTGTTTGGGAGAGGTTGCGGTGTACCTGTATGCCCAGGTGTTGGAATATGAGATCGCAGATTTCGCGCTCTCCAGTCGCTCCTTTAGTTCTCTGTGCTTTTCCCATTCTTTTCTCCATTGTTGAATATTGTTTAAACATACGTCTAGCGTCTCTGAGCGATTAACTCTGCATGGACGCGGTATCTATCGAATTGAGAGAAAAATGCTCTCCTGCGTTCAATACGCTCGTCTGTATCCCGTTCAAACACTGAGCACCGTGTGAATGAGATCGGGTAGCATTCGATACCGGCGCCTTTTTTCGAATGGTGGCAGTAGATGTTCATGTCTCCGAATGATGTCTTTGGAGGAAGATGCTTCTTTCCGTCTTGTCCTATCCAGAAGGCCTGAGCATGAATGCAGTACAGACAGCAGCCGCTCATGGCCTTCTCCTTTTTAGGCGATCGGTTAATTTGGTTTCTTTACTGATCTGAAAAGCAGCTCTCACGAGTAATCCGAAGAGGATTAAGTTGATAAACACAATCGGCGCCAGCACGATCATCAGTAACTGCCAAGCACTCTCTGACATAAACCTTCCTAAAAATACGGTTCAGGAGCTGGCTCTGACTTCGTTAGCCACGGCCTCACCGGAACACGCGTCCAAGACGTGCAGAAATTCAGACTTGCGTTGTCTCTCCAAAGCTTGATGAACCCTTCCCAAGATCCGTTTCTCTGCTTGCACAGGTTCAAGACAAAATCAGGCTTGGTGTCATCGACATCTTTGCCTTCTGCCTTCTTTTGCACTTTGGAAAAATCACGAGCCAAGACAAAAACATTGAAGGCAATATTCGTGATGTTGGAGCTCCCTTTGATTGAGTCTTTTGAAGCTGAATCAAAGACGGAGTAAATTTTTGAGCTTGCGTCTCCACGCTTGCGGCAATGGGCCACAACGACAATGTGGACATTGTTGGTCCGAGCAAACTCAACCAGTTTTGTCATCACATAATCTGTTTCCTTCTTGTCCATGTCGTCTCTGACACACATCATCAGAGAGTCAACAAAGAGGATGTCTGACTTGTAGTCATGGACAGCTGATTCAAGAAGGCGCAAAAGTTCGTCCGGAGAAACCTTTCTCTGAAGATCACAAATTCGCATTCTTGAGGCGAATTGTTTGAAGAAGAGGTCAACATCAGGCTCTTCAATCATCCGTTTCTCAGTGCTGCAGACGGTCTGCATGAGCATTCTTTCGATCGTCCGTACCGGAGCCATTTCAAAGGAAGCAATGTAGAGAGAAGCTCCGCATGAAATGAGGTGAAGTCCGATCTGCCCAAGCAGAAGAGATTTTCCGGAACCGTTTTCACCAGCCAACACCGTCAGTTCTCCCGGTCGGAATTCAAAATCTATCGGACGCCCGACACAGCCTTCATTCGTTTGAGTAAAGGGAAGCGTGAACTTGGACACATGAGTCTTCTTCGCTTCCAAATAGTTCTGGAAATCGTTTTTGAACTCGAGAACGTCCTTGTTGATAAAAAACTCAGGAGACTTGTACGCCCTTCTTTCGTATTCCGACAAAGAAGTTTCTATTTCGGCTCCATTCGTGGGGTCGCACCAGTAGTCATCAAGATCAGGCAAAACGCTTGTATTTTTTGGATTCATAGTCAAATTTCCATGCAATCAGTTGTTTGTTTTTGAACATCACCGAGACGACAACGGCGGAAGGTAGGGATTTGGGAATTTCGAGCATCCAACGACGGACGGTTTCTCTTAGTTCGGGCGTATCGTCAACATCGATAAAGTCGATCAGAACAGTTTTGCCTCGGAGAAATTCGGCCTTGATGTGATTGGGTTCGTCGCAGAACGAAAACAGCACCGTCGGAACTTGTGGCCGTCTTCTGGGCAACACCTCAATTTCATCCTCGTAGATCGCATCAGCCTGATAGAGAGCCAGCTCACTGTCAGTCAGGCGAGGGAAAAAGACTAACTGGGTAGTCGTAAATGCGTCCGGATGCTCGTAAAACGTTCTACCCTGATCGTCTCGAACAACGGCAGCAGCGGCAAACATCATCTCTGCTCCTTATAGTTGTGAAGGTCCTTGATGTCGTAGGCTCTCATGCCTGCATGGAGCTTCTCTACAAACTTGTTTTTGGCACTGATTGAATACGTGACTGGAGGAAGTTCTTTGTTGTATTCTGCAGCAGAGACCCAATGAGCATTAGGATCTTTCCAATCATCTTTAACCCAATCTGCCTTGAAACCCGTCCAGTTGCGAACCATCATTTCATTGATGACCTCTTCCAATTTCCAGCCGGCGGTTTTAGCTTCCTTACGAAGAAGCGAAACCACTCTTTCGGTTACCGGCGCCTTCTTTTGCTTTCGATAAGCCAAAAAGTCCTGCCAAAACTCGTCAGTTAACTCCTCAGGTTTCTGGAGGCGTTGAACCTTAGCTTCCCTTTTTGGTTTCGGTTCAACTGTTTCCGTTTTGGAAATAGTTGTCTTCTCTTGATCCGTTAAGGAAAAATAAGGCGCGCTCTCTATATAGTTATTTACTGATTCATTTACTGATTCATTTACTGATTCGTGACCCAAATTTGGGTCATCCACACGACCCGTTTTTGGGTCATCGGAAATTCCGTTTTTGGTACAAGACCCGTTTTTGGTACTACCAAATTTGGTACCACCGTTTTTGGTACTAGTACCGTTTTCGGAATTACGAGGATCAGAAAGATTAAGAACGTAATTGTTGGACGAATTCAGAACACGTCTTTCACGTCTAATGAATCCTTTTTCTTCAAGGTAAGTAATGGCCTTGTAAACCGTCTTTTTGTTGAGCTCGGTTTCCCAGGCGATTGCATCAGCGCTGGGATTGCATTTCCCAGTCTGTTCATTACGGTGATCGGCCAGACAGCGCAAAACACTCTTTGCTGCTGAATTACCAACAATAAGTTTTCTCACTGTGTCCGAATCTTTCCAAGACATAAGGCACCATCAGTCGAAAATGTCAGGGCGCAATTCTTTGCGAGTTACTGCGCCAAGCGTTGCTTGCTCGATGAGCTTGCACTTGTCAGCAGGTGGACGCTGTTTGCCCCTTCTCCACATACTCACATTTGAGGTGGGCACACCAACGGCCTCAGCCAGTTTCTTTGCAGATCCTCTTCCCACCTGTTTCAGGAATTGATCCAAAGTCATTGATTACTCCGTTTGAAGTTACTAAATTAGTAACCAGCATAAAAGCAAATTGGTAACTTGTCAAAAGTCAATTTAGTAACATTGTTACTAAGGAGAGTAATCATGATTTCGATCAGAGAGATTCGGCGAGACAACCTGCAACGATTGGTTGAGCGTCACGACACAATGAAAAATCTAAATGAAGTCCTGGATAGGAAAGACAATCTGCTGACCCAGATCTTGAATCAATCTATGAACACTGCTACTGGAAAACCTAAGGCCATGGGTGACCGGCTGGCACGTGATATTGAAAAGAAACTAAACCTCGGCTTTGGCTGGATGGATCAGGATCACTCAGAAGAACCACCAGAACCAAAAAACACCATCACGTTAGACAGGCTAGATGTGGAGGCGGGTTGCGATCCTTCCGGCGGTCCTGTGTGCAATGATGTTGCAGTTGTTGAGCGTCTCCAGGTGAGTGTCGATTGGTTCAAACAGAACATCTCGCGCTATCGCACGATTGGACACCAACTGGTGACAGCTCGCGGGGATTCAATGGAACCAACCATAAACTCTGGCGATATTGTTGTTGTCGATGTCAGAGATACAGACGTAACTCAGGAGGGCATTTTCTGCGTGAATTATGGATGTGGCGTGACAATCAAGCGTATCCAAGTATTGCCGTTTGGCGTTGAGTTTATTTCAGACAACAAACTTTATAACTCGTTTGTTCTGAAAGGCCAGGAGATCGATGCGATAAAAATTATTGGCCGTGTTGTCACTGCGCTATGCGTTAAAAAATTCCATCATGGTATTTGAGAAAGGATTTCTCATGAAAAAAGCTCTCAGATTTGTTTTTGCATTTGTTGCTTATTCATTTTTCTTTTTCGTGGTCATGTGTATTGTTTTCGCTTTCACGAATCGAGATGAACAAGGAATGCTCCTGGCGATGGCAGTCGCGCTCGTAGCAACGTTTGGACTGAGATATTTCCTTAAAAACAGAAAATCAAAAGCTGAAACGGGCCAGGGTGCTGATGTACCGGCAATCCCCAAAAGTCAGTCTGATGCTGCCTCATCCGCTGTAAAAAAAATTATTGAAGAAATAGAAAATTCCGACAATCCTTTTAAGTTGTACAACGAAAAAGCCGATCAAATTCTCCAGCTCAAAAACGGTGGAGCAACAATCACCAGCAAAGAATTTGCAGATATTAGGCGGGCAATCGCTCGAGGTTTTGGCGCTCGGAGAGAGGTTCCACCACAATCATGGAACTGTGGTACAGATCAATCTTTTCCATTCGTTCTGCAGCGCAACGAATCGGGAATATACGTTGCACCATATAAACGCTCAAACACCTATAAAAATGAACGCAGTTATCAAGCTGGGTCCCGCGGAATCGGCATTCATGTTGCAAAAGGAGTTTCTTTCCGCCTTGGTCGGATCGCAGGTAAATCGGTAACAGAAGAGGTTCCGGTTGATACTGGCAGCGGATATGCCTTGGTTACAAACAAAAATTTTTATTATTTTGTGAATGATGAAGTGAGAAAGATGCTTCTTACAAAAATCGTAGGAGTTGAAGCTGTAGGAAAGTACTTAACAATTACGCCTGATGGAAGTAGAGCTAAACCGATAGAGTTTGTTTTTAAAGAGCCAGAGGACGCAAAACTGCTTTCCGACTTAATCAAAGTTCGCTGGTAAGAATCTCCACCAGAAAAAACCGCCTTAGGCGGTTTTTTTGTTGCCTAAAAAACACAGATATTTTGGTAGTTACAAAAATTATTTTTTTAGTAACTCAAAAGTTACCAAATTGAATTGACACCACATTACTAAATTAGTAACATGACTACATCAATCAACTGTTCTTTAAAAGCTCAACTGATGATTGTCAGGTTGAGAGGGCTCCTAAAGCTGAGTAAAACGAAAAGATACGGAGCTAAAAGGTGGCGATGTGAATTGCACCTCAAAAATCGGATCGAAAGTGAAGATGTGGCGATGAGAATGCTGAAAGTGTCAAACGTTAAAGTCGTGTAGCACCGGTAAGGGCCACTCAATAAGACAGTTCACAAACACAAGGGCACTCCTGAAGATAGTCGGTAAGTTGCAGATCTCCTGAGGTTGGTTGGATGGAGTGTCCTTCTGTTTGAGCTTATTTAGAAACCCCTGCGTCTGGGTCATGTACTGCAAAACACCCAAAATTCGCAAATACACGCGGGGGTTTCTCAATGAGCTTTTTTCCCTGACACACACAAAGACACATCATGAAATTCAATCCAAAAAAATTGAAATTCGTCCACGAGTTTCCGGAAGACCGTGAATGGCTGGATGAGGAACGTCTCAAGGCCAAGCTGGTTTATTACGATGGCGTGATGATCGCTTCGATCAGCTATGACAGTGACGCCAAGTTGTTCAACATCTGGTTTGAGGTTTTCAAATACAAATATCCTAACCAAACTGCAGAAAACTCAGTCAAGCCAAGAGAGATGCAGGAAGAGAACAATCACAACTTTGAAACTCTCAAGATCTGCAAAGAGGTCATTTCAGAGGTTTTGACTAAGTTCCTTCCGCAGGTCGAATACATCCGTCCATTATTTGATGAAAACGAATCCAGCCTGGATCTTTAAAACCGGTGACGGCTCGGAAAGACGAGCACCTTCAGCCCATCTTCATAAGCTCCCCAGGCTTTTACCAATAACTGTTAGTTCCAGTTCAGCGCTGAGGGGAGCTTTTGACTGTGGTCTTTTTTACATACATAGGAGCGAACATGAATTTGTTGCCAGAGGAGGGAGCACAGATCCTCAATGACTGTGTTCAGGACATCATTGATGACAGAGGTTCAACTATTGATCTGAATTGTGCTTTGACATACGCAGAGCGCGAGATTGTAAAAGCACTGCTGCTCGGTCAGAAACAGGTCATTCTTGATTTAGATCACGTTGTTCCGTTGGACAGAGCACAACCGGAGGTAAAGGCACTTTTTATAGAGCACTCTCAAAACGTTTTCTGGGACAAGTGCTTAGATGTTATTGATGACCTGTACCCAGACATCAAATAAAAAAAACATTTTCAGGGACCCCGCCGATTTTTCACTTCTCCTTTTAGATCGGCGGGGATTTTTTTTTGGAGGCCGTATGAAAAAACTACTCTCAGCAAAAACATCGGACGGCGATAGCGTCATGTTGCTCCTGATGGCCTTTGTCCTTTTCGCAACACTCTTTGCCGTGGCGTGCCATGCAGCAGAGATTCAGCAATATTTCGGAATATGTCCATAACGCATCGCACGTGTCCAGGCCCAGGAGATTTGTGGCAACTGAGCTGGCAAGAAGAAAAACGCGAAGCAGAGTATGAGCGTCTGCTCGAAAAGTTCTTTGAAGAGTACATCCCGCGCTATTGCGATGAGCACATCAACGAGCTGGCCGAGAACGGTGAGGATGAACGACATCCTGAAATTGAGCCTTTGTTCGACGAATTTTTGAAGGAAAACGAATGGCAGTAATTACTGACGAAGAGCGTAAAAAACAGCGCAAACGAGAACTGAAGCGCGAGTACTACAAAAAAAACAAAGAAAAGATGGATGCGCAGAGCAAAGAATGGTATCGCAAAAGACGCGAAGAAGAATTAGCCCTGAGAAACAATAAAACACCAATCCTCCCGCAGACCCCTTTTTCAGCACTATTTACAGATTTTTTTATTGATAGGAATCCGAAAAAATGAATAACGATCAACGATCAGCCTGGTTAGAAGGTCGTCGCACGGGAATCGGCGGATCGGACGTTGCAGCTGTGTTAGGTTTGAGCCCGTACAAAACACCGCTCGATGTCTGGAATGACAAACTTGGTCTTTCTGAGGATCACGAGCAAAGCGAAGCAGCTTATTGGGGAACTACTCTAGAAGATACAGTCGCAAAAGAGTTTCAGAAACGAACTGGCTACAAAGTTCAGCGTGTTGATCACCAGTTCTCTGATCCTGAGAATCCCTGGATGATAGCCAATATTGATAGGGCCATCATCAATCCTAAAATCGCCAGTCGTGTCCGACCGCTCAAAACTGAGAAAGAGGTTCAGACATACTCTGAACTAACTGGCGTGCAGCGTCCAATCAACACTGACATCGCATTTGAAGCGAAAACGGCCAGCACCTTCATGAGTCATCTTTGGGGACCGTCCCAGGAGCTAGAGATTCAGCAGCACAACATCAAAACTGAGCACGTGATCCCTCTCTATTACGAGACACAGGTTCAATGGTATTGCGGAATCCTGAAACTTCGAGGGATTTTCCTGGGCGTACTCATCGGCGGGGCGGATTACAGGATGTACTGGATCGAGGCACGGCCTGATGTTTTCGAGGCCATCAAAGAAAAATGCAAAAAATTCTGGTTCGAGAACGTGCTGAAAAAAGTACCACCGGAACCAGCGAACATTAAAGATGTGCTCAAACTTTACGGGAGAAGCAATGGGGAAACTTTGGAGGCTCAGGGTGATCTTGTTATTGATGTCGGTGAGCTTGTTCGTGTCGATAGTCAGATTCAAGAACTCAATAAAGAGAAAGACGCTCTCAAGAACAAAGTTAGCGTCCAGATGAAAGCATTTGAGGCAGTCTCCATCGGAGGCGAGACGGTCATCACATTCAAGCAGCAGACATCAAGGCGATTCGACATTGAAAAATTCAAACGCGAGCACCTGGATTTGTACCTCGCATATTTAAAAGAAACATCAACCCGTGTAATGAGACTTAAGGAGTAAAAAATGGAAAAACTATTGAGCCAGGCAGAACTGGATACAAAAATCATGAACATGTTTCTGACCACGCCAGCAGAGACTTGGACAAAGACCAAAACAATCTGCTTCAACGGCGGAACATGTCTCACTGTTACAGTTTCAAAAACCACCGTATCAGTGAATTTCTCTACAAAAAGAAATGGATTTTTATGCGCGTTGAAACTGGGGAACTATTACTCTGAAAATCTTGTATCTGATACTCTCATTGACTTTCCTTTCAGAAGAAAAGATTCGATTACTTATTATCATTCGCTAAACGTTTCCGCTTTTATGCGTGAGCTGAGCGATGATGATCTTGTGAAAATCATTCATTCACGTCATCGAGGTCAGGTTCTTTCTTTGGAAAAGATGAGGGAGATCGTGAACACAAAAATAGGAGTTGCGCCTGTCGAAATGTCAACTCCTGATTTGTTTAATGAATATCAGAAGACTATAGCACCTGAGCCCATCCGAGACAATCCGATAACCTCTGAGAGCGAACGTTCTGATGAAGACATCCAGGATGAAATTGAGCTCCTGAACATGAAAATCAGAAGATTAGAACTCATGAAGCAACTCAAGAACAAAACACACAGCCCCGCCTAATGGGGCTTTTTTTTATAGGAAAAATCAATGTCAACAACAGATCAACTTGCAGCAGTAGTCAATCCGACAACCACGGCACCAGTTGCCAAACCGAAGACAAAAGCGCCGATCATTGTTCAGCAGGTGCTTTCTGATCAGTTCAAAAAACAGCTTGCCCTGGCAGTCCCCAAACACCTAAATGCAGACCGGATGGCCCGCATTGCTGCCACTGAGTTGCGCAAAAACAAGGACCTTATGAATACCGATCCAACATCTTTCCTAGGCTCTGTCATGCAAGCAGCCCAGTTAGGCTTGGAACCTGGATCAGCGCTCGGTCAGGCGTACCTCGTGCCTTACGGAAATCAGTGTCAACTTATTATTGGCTACAAGGGCATGATCGACCTTGCGAGACGTTCAGGCCAGGTTCTCTCACTCAATGCTTATGCAGTGCGTGAAGGTGACGATTTCAATTTTCAACTCGGTCTTAAGCCTGACATCCATCATGTTCCAAGACTCGAAGCAGACAGAATCAAGAAACCGATTACCTATGTTTACGCGGTCGCGACATTGAAGGGAGGCGGTTATCAGTTCGAGGTTATGAGCAGAGCAGAGGTGGAAAAAGTTCGTTCGACTTCTGTCAGTTATAAATACAAGAAGGAAAAATCAATTTGGGGAACACACTTTGAGGAGATGGCTAAAAAGACCGTCATCCGCCGATTGTTCAAATATCTGCCTGTCTCAATTGAAGCGCTGGAAATCACAAACGCCGATGCCAAGAGAGAAGCTGGCGAGAAGGTCGAGCCTGATGACGTGATAAACATCGAGGCTGTGAGCGTTGAGGATTTTGAGGATGGCGAGGTCATCAACACCCAGGAGAGCGCACATGAGCAACAGAGTTGAGTTTCAGTGGTACGACCATGAGCAGTACAAGGTGAGATTCGATGGCGAGACCGTCTGCACGCTCTACAAAACCAACCAAGGATTTTGGACACTCAGATCAGAAGGTCAGCTAGATTCCGAGATTGAAACAATCCTCGTGCAAAGCCTGGTGACTGACTACTGGGAACTGCTCTCAGAAGCCAAGATCGCGATCCGCAGAGCGCTAAAATCATGCCACTGACATTTAAATCAAACGATTCAACATGTCAACTAACAAGAAACCCCGCAAAAAGTACAAGCCGAGAAGAATCGTCCTCAATGGTTGTTTCTACACGAAAGAGACAATCAACGAGCTCAAGGACATCATCAACAATCTCGCCTTAGTCGTGTTCACGACACTGCCCAGTGGCAGGGCGAGCGATGCGAATATGCACGAGATTGAAGATTTATTGAACTGGATCGGGATGATGTTGTTCGACCGTAAATGGGAAGGACAGGAGCAGGAGGCGCGTGATTTTACGAATCGGCAGATTGAAGCGTTGTATGCCCTGGCAGCCATTGTCGAGCGCAAGAAAGAGGGAAAGACTTCCGGTTATGTCGCGAAAGCTGAGGAGCTGAAAGTCATCCAGGAGGTTTGTTCTGATGGCGTGGCCCTTCTCAAGGAAGGGATGGAAGTTGCACCGGAAAGAACAACACGGGAATTCCTTGCGGCACGACAGCTTGCCAGGGAGCAACTTGAGGCTGGTATTCGTAACGTGTTCGAGCTCCCTGGAAGAACGCGAGCATTTCTCAATCAAAGACATTTCAGACGCCCCTAACATGGGGCGTTTTTCATGGAGGCGGTATGCCAAAAAATTCATCATCGTATGGTGAGATTGTTTGTAGTAACAATGGAGAAACTCTCCTTTACGGATGGCTTGACCTTGAAGAAGTGATTAAAGCTCTCCAAGATTATTTTTATTCGCCTGTAGATCCCTCCGACATTAAGGATCTTAGCCATGAGTATTGGAAATTTGTTCCTTGTAGGAACAATCCAGAGGGCTGTCCAGGTCTTTATTACCCGTGCAAGGGTACAACGAGAGGTGCTATGAAGGGCACTCGCGTAATTTTCAAATAAATCCAAGGTGAAACATGACAGATACAAAACAACAGACAGCAGGTGCATTCGTATTGCCAGCACCTCAATATGACAATCTTGATAATGCTCTAGCAAAGGTCACACAGCACAAACTCATTTGCGACACTCTGACAGCAATCTATAAGCAGAAAAATCACGACTATGGCGATTCATTCGCGAAAGTTCGTGAGGTCGTGCACAACTCAGTTTTAGTGAGACTTATGGACAAGTTGGAACGCCTGAAAACACTCATGGGCAAGGGAGAACAGGCACAGGTCATTGATGAGGGTGTCGATGACACGCTGATGGATATGGCTAACTACTGCATCATGGAGCTGATTGAGCGCCAGTTTGAAAGGCAAGAACTCAACGAAAAGACTGAATTCCAAAGTAAACAACCCTTGGAATAATTAACACACATCTGACAGACCGCCCAAATGGGCGGTTTTTTTTATGAGCTGAACAAATGGAATTGAACGAAAAAATTGAAGCGATTGCCGACGAATACGGATTCGATATTCAGGCAGTGAAACTTGCTGAGGAATGCGCAGAATATGCGGCTATAAGCCTAAAGATCCTCTATTACAGACTTTTGCTTGATCACTCCGACAGGCTAGGACTTGATCCAGACATCATAAGCCAGAAACTCGATGAAGCCAGGGAGAAGGGGACAGGAGAACTTACAGATGTTCTCCTACTTTCTCGACAAGTCGAATACTTCATAAATCAACACAAAGAATCCAAGGAAACGATTGACAAGCTCATGTCTGAAAAAGCTGATCGCCAGTTGGAACGAATAAAGGAATCATCTAAAAATGAATGAACGTATAAGCCTCAAAGTCATCACTGATCAGATTGAAATTCCTGGCTGGGTCAAGGCTATAACATTGACAGCATTTTCTCAGGACAAATTTTCAGAAAAAAAACTAAACAATATTTATAACCTGTTTGCCAAGCTGCTGGGCATGACAGATGATGAAGCGCGCAAAAAATACGCGCTCCGATACACTGCTAAATTCGAGCAGGACAGGACAGAGTATCTCGTTGAGTTTTTCGATTCGCCTGCCGATGGGCGGAAAACCAGGTACTAAGGAGAGACACAATGAAAACAAGGCTAATCAGAATTAAGGAGATTGCTGAGATTTCCGGCCTCTCGATCTCGACAATCAAGAACTACATTAATGGCGGGTATTACTCATCACGAGGATTTATTCATAAGGACGTGGGATTCCCCAAACCCGCCAAGGTGGTCAATGGGATCAGACTGTTTGAGGAAAGCAAAATCAGACAGTTTTTCAACATTGCTTGATCAGACTGAAACAATACTTCGCCCAGGCGTCCATCATTTCGCGACGCCTGAGAAACGATTTATTCCGCTCGTATGCACCGTTATAGCCGTCCTGTGGCTTATGGTGCAAACAGAGCTCTGCAACACGATCACTAAATCTTTGATCGTTACCTAACTCATCATCTTGTGCCCACGTCCTGAAAGTTGCACGGGCAATCCCGTGAGGCGTGGCGCGCACCTCCTTCTCTCGTGAGCGTGTCTGCTCACAGTCAATCCATTTGCTAGGCAGATCCTTCACAACATTAGAAAATGCTGTGTCAGTCATCACATCCCCTTTAGGATTAGGGAAAATAAGGTCCCTATCATTTGTTTTTGGTATCTGCCTCAAGAATTCAATCACTTCATCTGCCAGGGGGACGATCAGCGCCCCATTTTCTGACATTTTCAGCTGAGACGGCGGAATATCCCAAATTCGATTTTCAAAATCTATCTGGCTCCACTTCGCCTCGCGCGCAGTTTGTGAGCGTGTTGCTGTGAGAATTGCAAAAAACGCGCACCTGTTAGCATTCGAGCCTGCGAAGTTGTCATGAAGTTCTTTCATAAAAGCGGGCAACTCCTTCACGCTCAGGGCGCCTCTGTTTCTAGGAATATGTTTGCCTGGTGGCAGTAAAAACTTCAATGCACCGGATTTATCAGCTGGGTTGTCATGACTGAAATAGCGCTTTGCTTTCGCCCAGTCAAAAATTCTCTTTATTAACTGAACAACTCTTTCAACCGTATCCGGTTTATCGTGAATTCGTTTCGCTAGCTCTGCGATGTTGTCGCACGTTATAGAGTTGATCTCAAGATTCCCAATAAACGGCAGCACATGATTTTTCATTCTGGATCTGTAAACACGATGGCCTTTGTCCAGCTCCTGCCATTTTCCAACCTCTAGATTCCAAGCCTCAAACCGGTTTGCCACGTCTAAAAAAGTCAATGAATCGACTGGCTGATGTTTCTCTTTCTTTTCAAAACGCTTTAAAAATTCGTCATCAGAGAGAGCTTTCAATCTGGTAGCCTCAGCCCTGGCCTGAACGAGGGACAGTTTCTTTGTTGAACCGATGCCTACCTCACGCCTCCTGCCGTTTATTGTTCTGCGGAAATACCAGGAGCACGAAGGACCGCGTTTTCTGAAACTCAATCCCTCAATTTTTGAATCAAAAAAATATCCGTCCTGTTCAACGTTTTCAATAAATGTCTGGGTCAGTTTAGTAGCCATTTTCTGCCTACCTTATTGCCTACCGCAAAAATTAGTTTAATTTAGTTGGTTTTAGTTTAATCTGACCAAATAATAAAGGAAAGGCATGGGCTGGAAGCCAATAACGACGGGGCTTTTTAGTTAGTTTTAGTTGGATTTAGTTGGGCTTACTAAGGTGAGGGGTGGTGGCCCGAACCGGACTTGAACCGGTACAGCTTGCGCCGAGGGATTTTAAGTCCCTTGTGTCTACCAATTTCACCATCGGGCCGCCAAGAGATCGCATTCTAATATAAATTTCGAAAAGCTGCTTTTCCCTTTATTCAAGTCTTCGATATCAATTGTTTCTTCTCTTCGTGAAAACGACTTCGTCTTTTACTCAGATTAGGGTTTACATCTAAAATATCCTATAAAACAGGTAAGATCATAGGTAAGAAATTTGAGAAAATTGGTGATTTTCCTAGGTCGAAGGATTTTCAAAAATGATCTGTCGACCAGGTAAAAATTTAAAAGGAGGATCAATATGTCTGCGAATTTCTCTTCTGATTCGATCGTTTGGGTCGACGGACAGGTCACTCTGCCGAAGCATATTTTGAAGATTTTAGGCATCGAAAACGGTCATCGCTCTAATGTAACCTTTATCGTAGAAAACGGCGAAGTAAAAATCGTTAACAGTGCTGCCTATGCAATGAACAATCTGAAAAAAGCTAAGGATAAAGAAGCCGCTTAATGCCCTCCACACAAAGCAGCTCCAAATTACTCTTATTAAAAACCGGTCGTAATGATGCAAGAAGCATCAACGGCCGGTTTTGTATTTACAGTTACCCTTGACCCCTAGCTAACGGTGGATTAATACATCTCTCCTCAGTAATTACCCTGTTTTGCCTCTCTGAGCCTTAAGGAAGCTCTGTAAAATGCTTGATTCTTCCCAATGGCCTTTAGAGACTTAATTTTCAAAGGATCTGGCCGAAATTTTC